CAGGGTGAGCCAGCTACTCTTGAGGAAATACGAAAAGCAATGATTTTTGGAATCCCTCTCTACACCACACCACAACACCGCGAATGGGTAGACCTGACTTGCGAAGAATTAGAAACACTTTTGCGTGAAAACCGTTCGCTAACTTTAGGCTCAATATGGGCAGTTGCAGACAAACTCAAAGAGAAAAACAATGGATGACGATATTTACAACATCCTCATGCTTTGCACAATCCTGTTTTTTGGAGCAGGATTCTTTACCGCCGTTGCAATTGCTGTTTGGGTGGTAATTGAATCCCTTTGTGATTAAACCATCTGATCTGCCGTGTTTTGCACTGATGCAACACGATTCAACCACCCATGAAGGAATTTTTCGTCATGGGGATTTTTTTGCACCAGTTCACGATAAAACTGATCTTTGACTTGGCTAAAAGCGCCAATCAATTCTTGCGTATTGACGTTTCTTGCAGCTTCAATCGTGCCTTCGCCAATTGAACCATCGGCAGTAATTCCAAGGGCTTGTTGCAAAAATTTAGCTGCACGTTTTACGCCAGCATTTACGCCAAAATCAAACACAACATAATCAACGCCAGTGGGTAATTCATCGCATTTGTTCACATCCCAATATCGTGATTTGTAAAACGGCTCTACTTCTTCCAGCGTCAACTCTTTCATTTCACCATCATGTACAGGTCTGCCAATGTATGCTGCCCATGCTGCTTTGGTCACGCCGTGATTGGTTTCACCGCCAGCATCGTCTTTGTCCCAAACATAGCCGCCTTCACTTTGCATCACATGGTTAAAACAGGTTTGCCAATTTTCAATCATTTTGACCCTTTCAGTTGGTTGTAAAAATCAATCAATTCGTTCAATTGTCGGATTGCTTTGTCCCCGTCTGCTGCGATGGTGACAATAGATTGAGCAGCCGTTGGGTCAATGTCGCATCTTGTTTCGCTCCCAACTCTGGTGGCAGAGGCGGGATTGCTGGTGGCTTGTACGGCACTGATACTGAGCCGCAACTCGCCAGAAGCAACGTCAGACTTGAGTTTAGTAATTTGCTGGTCAGCTTTTGCATTTGCTTGCCTTAGTTTAGTTGCGTGATTGTTTGCGTCTTGCACCCGTTGTTGTTCAATTTGTCGGGCTTGCTCATTAAGTTTAGCAATTTCCGCTTGATCTTCCAATGATTTGTAATGGATGCCTTCAAAGAAAGCCGCCACGCATAGCGCCAATGCGCCAAGAATTAGGTATGGGTTAATCATCGTCAGCAATCCTATTTGATTTTGATGCAGTTGTTGTGACTGACGCAACAGGTGCAACAGGCGTGATTGGTTTAGGTATTGTGTTAATTGTGGTTGTCGGCGTGTTCAAAGTTGAAACAGGCAACGATGGTGGGCATGGCGTTGTTGGTAACAATGGTTTAGAACTGTTAAGGTAATTGGCAATGATTTGAATTGCTTGTCCCAAAATCAATGATAAAACTGCAATGATTGCTTTGTCAGTTGGCGATTCGGAAAACAATGGTTGCGCTTCTTTGACCACTGAATATCCAAAAATAATCACAATAAACAAAATACCAACTGCTAAACACCGAATAACAAATGATCTATCGCTGGTAATTTGTTGTTCTTGCGTTATATCTTTGGAGACCATCTTTTTCAAAATATTCAGGGCAAGATTGGTTTGCGTGACAGGTTGGCGGTTTGCACTCATCGTTACTCCAATTCTCAGGGTTTTGGCATGGGTATCTGTAATCATCCTCTGAATGATAAATAAACACCAAACAAGCAATCAAAAAAAGCCACCAGCGCATCATTTTTCCTTTTGCTCTTGCAGTTCTTTTTCCAGCTTTTCAAGTCGCTGTATCTTACGGTCAATGCGTCTTTCCACAGCACCAAGGCGTTTTTGGTTGTCCACCCAAATTAAAACACCAACAGGCAAGATTAAAAACAAAGCACATGACAAAACAACTACCCCAACAACAAACCATCGGGTGTCATCTCGCGCCATCTGAGCGATAGCAGCAGACCCCACATCCATAGAACCAGAATTAGCACCGTTGCCACTTGAACTGCTCGGTCTATTCTGTGGTTTTTGAGCAATTCGCGTTGCCATTTTGCGTCAACTTCCTGTCTGCGTTTGATTTGCCGTGCAAACTCTTGTTGTTCTAGTATGTCATCGTATGTTTCTAAAAACTGCCTGTACAAATCCTGCAAGCCCAAACTTTCAGGTGTCCATGACATTGCTTCCCTGACTTGCACCATCATTTCACGCATTTGCCAGCGAATCTCAATCAAATCAATGGCATTGTCGGCAACCTTTTCAGTCGTGCTGCTTTGAGATTCCAATTCCAAACAATGCTCTTTAAGCTGGCGCAACACATCAAAATAAATTTTCAGTTGCTCAAAAATGTCGTGAACTGCTTTGGCTTTGTATTCTTCATAACTCAGTTCAGGTTGGCGTTTTGTGGTTTTAGGTTTTTCACTAACCACAACACTTGCTGCCGCTTTTTCCACGGCAACAGGCTTAACACCAAACAATGATTTGACCCAATCCCAAATGCCTGTGACTTCTTTGTAAATAGCTTTGGCATCTTTTACACCGCCTTCGACTTGTTTCTTGAATTTATCAATCTCTGCTTTGCCTTCTGAAAGCATTTGGCAACCAGTTCTGATCGCAGCAACTGCGCTTTGCGCCATGAGCAGGAGAGAGAACAGTTCCACATTATTTTGTGTGCGCTAAAAAAGCAAACAATACACTTGCCATGCTGCAAATCATCAAACCTGCTGATGTAATCATAATTTGCTCCATTCGCTTCAATCTTGCGTTAATCACTTCATAACGCAAAGCGCAAACTTCCTCATGGGTGGATAAACGGGCATCGGTTTTGTCTATGGTGGTCATGGCATTAAAAGGTGTTTTAAAACTTCGGTTGCTTCAACAAATTTTTTGGAATCATACGCTACTGAATCCCACCATAGAAATTGATTTTCCGCTAAATTTGCTCGGTCTTTAAGCAAATTGATGTTTTCGTCATGTCCATAAATCAATGGGTCTGACACCGACCAAAGCACAATGCCACGTTTGCCCTCATCCCAAGCAAGGTGCTGTAAAAAAGAATCGCATGAAATCCAAATCCGACATTCTTTAATTAATGCCCGTAAATCCTTGATTTTTAAGTTTTTTTGGAAATCAGGCACAAGTTGTTGTTCGCCTTCAACACCAACTTGAATGATTGGCTCAGTAATTCCAGCAATGACTTCTTGCCAAAACGGGTAATTTTTTGGGTTGCGCTCACCGTTGACCAATTTTTGAGCGTATGGAGCAATCAAAATCATAAATACAGCTTTCGATATGCGTTTTCTAACGTATCAACCCAACCCCATTGGTGCATTTTTTTGTACACATTAAACCTGTCAATGTCGCCAAACAATGCTTGCGCCTCGGCAATTGGTCTGCCTTCAACAATTTCAGGGTAACAACTAAACACAACAGGATTTTTTATTTCAGGCAGCACATGGCTAAACACTACATGGTCGCCCATGCCGCAATTCAAAACAACAATTGTTTTTTCTTGATTGCCAATAATGTTGCGGAAAATGCGTTCATCGTGTTCATACAATGATGCTTGTGTTTCCGAACGAATCCCGCCTTGTGGGTTTTTCATGTGCCAAGTCACAGCATCAGGCACGGCAAGGATTCTGTACCCTTTGCATTTCAACGCATAAGTGAACAAAGTTTCTTCACGATGCGCCACCCGCGACAAACCCGTGTTGTAATCAACAACGCCAGCGCGATAAAGAAACGAACAATGCAGATGGTCAACTTCTTTGGTATCGGAAATTACATTCCATTGAATGTTTGGCTCGTTGTCAATGTCTTGGATTTTGCCCGTTGACTTGCTGGTGTCTGGCAAATAAGGTGGCGTGAGTATTGAACCACCCACTGCGCCAATGTTGCTTAAACGTGTCCAGCGCAACAAATCTGCAAGCACGTTTGGCTCTGGTATGGCATCGTCATCAACGCGCCATACCCATTCATAACCCATCGTATTAGCAATTTGATGATTGTGATGTTGACCTTTTTTGCCAGCATACAACCATTCCCATTTAATGCCTTTGATGTCAAGCATTTGGAAAAAATAGGAATACGCCAATTCTTTTCGCATATCCTGCGGGTCATCGTTGTCGTCAAACACCACCAACTTGTCAACAGGTCGTGTTTGATTAATGATTGCTTGCAGCGCCAGCGGCAAAGTTGTGAAGTATCTACCCCGAGTAGATATTGAACAAAGAACTTTAGACACAATCCCACCTTAACAACATGAGATTGCATTTGTTGGTTGCGCTTATTGGCTCAACAACTTCACTGACATAACCGTTTTCATTGATGTAACTGATTTTGAAATCAGGAAAAAGCGATTCATCCAAATCATGCAATTTGTGATGCTCACCCCAAAACCCTTTTGGCTCTTTCCAAGGCACAGTCAACAAAAGACGTTTGCATTTTTTTTGCAATGCGTCAATCAATTCCAAACCATTGTCTAAATGTTCAATCACTTCAAACGCAATGATGGTGTCGCAATCAGGAATGTTGAAGTTGTTGATGTCAGCGCATTGGAAATGTCTGTTTTGTCCCCAACGCTGATCTTTTGCCACGTTGATGATTAACGGGTCGTAATCAATGCCAAGGTAATTGACATTGTTGGGCAAAAATTGACTTCCAAATCCAGTTGAACAACCAATTTCAAAAATTGATTCACCCAACAAATTTTGATTTGCCCACAAATATCGAGTTGTTTCTCGCGGCAAAACAGGGTCGCCATTCAAGAACACAGCCCGTTCAAAATTATTGGTTAAGCGCCACCTGTACCAATCGGGTTTGTGTTCTTTGGCAAGTGCCAAAACGTGCAATTCTAGGATTTGTTCCCATTGGGTTTCAATGTTCAAACCGTATAGTGTTTTGTTGTGTGTCATGTTGTATTAGTGAGGATAAACGCAATCGACCCTTGTGTTCACTGCTAAACCAGTTCCAAAAACAACTGCCGTGCCGCTTGTCACCGTTACATCTGTGCCGTTAACCATTTTAACGCCGTTCACATACACTTCAATTTTTCCTGATGTGTACGACAACGAAGTTGAAAACGATGTTTGTGATGCAGTAGCGGTAAAAGAATCATAGGTCATCAATCCTGAACCTGCACCGCTGTAACCAGAAAATCCAGAATAACCAGACAAACCGCTGCCTGAATAGCCTGAATATCCGCTGTAACCACTTACACCGCTTCCAGAATAGCCTGAATAACCAGATGCACCAGTAGAACCGTTTATGCCTGAATAACCTGAATACCCAGACAAACCTTGTATGCCTTGTGCGCCAGAATATCCGCTGTATCCACTAATTCCACTTCCGCTATATCCTGAATAACCACTATAACCAGAAATTCCGCTTCCAGAATAACCGCTATAACCGCTAATTCCTGATGCGCCATTTGTGCCGTTTGTTCCACTAAATCCGCTATAACCGCTAATGCCGCTGTACCCGCTTTGGGTATACATCACTTGGGTTGCGGTAACAATGACGCCCGGAGTTCTTGGTACGGTTGGACCTGTTTGAGCCGCAATAGTTGCAATTGAAATTGTGGTGCTGCTCACAGCCCAAGCCAATTGCAAATAATCGCCAGCCGCAACAGTCAAAACGTAATTTACAGCCGCAATCAATGCGCCAGAACCACCGTGTGAAGTGCCCGGAATGTTGTAAATGCTGTTACTGTCTGCAACGTCTGTGCCGTTTTTACGCAACCATACGTCAACGTTATCGCTGTTGGAATCGGAATTAACAAATTGAATTGAATATTCAATGTTATACGTTCCAGCGTTTGCAAATGTAATTCTGTTGCCAGAAACAATCGACACACCGTTGGCTTCATCAGTCACGCCAATGTTGACAACGTAAGCTGTGGTTGTGCTTGATGCTGTTTGGTTTGTAACGTCTTGAAATGCGCCATAAAAACCTAAAACACCGCCGCCACCATTTTGACCGCTAAATCCAGAAAATCCGCTGATACCAGACCAACCAGAAATACCAGAATATCCGCTATAACCGCTAACGCCTGAACCGCTATAACCAGAATAACCAGATACACCAGAGCCTGAAAACCCGCTGTATCCAGAGTAACCGCTTACGCCGCTGCCCGAATAACCGCTAATGCCACTAAACCCACTGATGCCAGACCAGCCAGAATAGCCGCTGTATCCCGACACACCAGAACCAGAATAACCAGAAATTCCAGAATAGCCGCTATAACCAGAAACGCCGCTTCCGCTGTATCCGCTGTATCCAGAATAACCGCTTACGCCAGACCCAGAAAATCCAGAAATTCCAGAATAACCCGAATATCCTGACCAACCAGAAACGCCAGAACCGCTGTAACCGCTGATGCCAGAAAACCCAGAATAACCACTAAATCCAGAAACCCCCGACCCGCTAAAGCCGCTAATGCCGCTAAAGCCTGAAATGCCAGAAGCACCAGAATAGCCGCTAATCCCAGAATAACCACTAAACCCAGAAATACCGCTTTGACCAGCAGGACCGACAATTTGCCCAACGTTTGCCCATGCTGAACTTTCCCAAACATATAAATCGCCATTTGAAGAAACAATGTAGGCATCATTAGGATTGTTACCCGTAGCTGGCAAATTAGCAGGTGTTGCTACTGTGCCTTTGATGTTGATGGATGTGCCTTGTTGACCGCTGTATCCACTAAATCCAGAATATCCAGAAACACCGCTGCCGCTGTATCCAGAAATGCCAGAAAAACCGCTGTATCCGCTTATGCCTGAATAACCTGAATAGCCTGAAACGCCTGACCCAGAAAATCCGCTAATTCCAGAAAATCCGCTGTATCCGCTAAACCCAGATGCGCCAGAAAAACCGCTTAAACCTGAACCAGAATAACCGCTGAAGCCCGAATAGCCGCTAAAACCGCTTTTGCCTGATGTTCCAGACACACCTGCTCCGCTGTAACCGCTAAATCCAGAATAGCCACTAAAACCGCTTTGACCAATCAAACCACGATCAATGTTGATGTTGTTGTTTGGTGGCGTTGTGAGGTTAATTGTTTGTCGTGCTGGTGGCACAACCGTGATTTCCACGTTGTTTTGGTCAACAACTTGTACGGTAATGTCTGCCATGTTAGTTCACCACGATGCCGTCAGAGCGAACCAAAAACAACAAGAAAATAATGTAATCATTAGCAGGGTTTGAACCGCTGGCAGCAAAACTGATTTTGATTCGACCAGAAAACCCCACGCAATCTTGCGCGTTAATGTCCAACTCAGGGTCAGTTGCAATAAGCGACCAAGCAGAATCATCGATCACTAATGTAAATTGCCCCGTTGACGCAGACAAATTTGTTGTGGTCAACGTAACTGGTGATGGTGTAGGCGTGTAATTCTCAATGTCAAAAGACAAACCATTTCGCGTATCGGTGATGTTTGACACCTCACGCCGAATGATTTGCGCTGTGATTGTTGCGCCTGTCAAATCAATGGGGGTTGTACCGTCAGACGCTTTGATTGCCAGATTCCAATACGTTTGTTGCTGCCAAACTAATTCGCCAGCAATGATTGGATTGTTGAAACCGCTAACTTGCGTAAGCGTATTTTGATTAAAAACTGCCATGTCGATTCCCTGTTCTCAGGTTGTGCCGTAAGTAGCAACCTCGCTTGCTTACGAATCATGTTTATGGTGTCGTATTAATATTTGCCTTCAGCAAAAACATTCACAAAAACTGTTCCATCTTCCAAGGCTTCCAATTCATGCCATTCGCTTGCAACCAAATTAACTGGTTGCGTTGTTTTGTCCATTACCAACTCTCTGCCTTCTTTGCGTGCAATCATTGAACCAGCCATGCAAATAGTCAAATGCGAATAAGCGTGTTCATGTCTTGGTATCCCTTCGCCTTTGTTTGCATGGTAAATGTTCAAAGATGCGCCATCATAGGTTACCAAATGAATTGGATTAACTGCAATGGTCATAAAGTTTGAGCACCAT